CCATAGCCCTTTAAGTTCAAAGATATGTTTATCGTGTGGCTATGAGTTTATAGGCGAAGAAAAAACGGAGTTAGTAGAATTTACGCTAACAGAATACGACCTCATGGAACTATCGCCGTTCCTGTGGATGGACATATTCGGCAACGGTTCATGTCTCATGGCAATGGGCTTCAATGGCTTTGGCGTAGTCGGCACAGTGGGCGATACATCTATTGGGCTAGTCAAGGCAAACGGACGCGATGTGCGCTCAGTCGCCATTGGCGGCAAAGTGCAAGCCATGTCAGCAGCAGATGATTTCATGCGTGAAATTGAAGACAGCAGCGGGGCTAACAAATCCAAACGCTGGCTCAACGAAAGAGCCACAGACAAACAACGAAATGCTTTGCGCAGGGGCGGTGTGCAGGTCAGCGAAATGGACTTCTCATGGACGAAATACAAAGCCGCATGCTGGTTAAATTATCTGTGGAACAAAGAACAAATAGACGCAGCAGTGGAAAGGATAGCTGAATGAAACGGGCAGAAATATTAGATACGGCAAAGCAGTACGTCACTAAAGATCGTGACGCCACGCACGGTGATATGGAAGACAACTTTGAGACCATAGCAGCGTTGTGGGAAATTTACTTCAAAGGCGAATGGGATTTCACATCTACTGACGTTGCAGTGATGATGACGCTTTTAAAAATAGCACGTCTTAAATCTAATAAAAGCAATCCTGATAACTGGGTAGACGCATGTGGTTACATGGCCTGTGGCGGCGAGTTGGCTATCAAAAAAGGAAAAGACGATGGCACGGATAGAACTTGAACTAACAGCCATAGTTTACGACAACAGCGAGTTTGCTTGTGAAGAATATAAGATAGTTGCCTTTGTGTCAGATTGGAACGATGGCGAACAAGTTACCGAAGCTGCGGGAAAAGCAGTAAATGACCACATGAATCATTCCAAAAAACTCTGCATCGGTGGCTGCGCAAAAATATTCGTGGACAAAGAAAAAGTAGCAGATGCTATATTTCAAAACCCGGAAGCAGATGAGGGGCTATTCAACAAAGCCGCAGAGTTGTTCGGTTTAGAAGAGGGAACAATCCATTGAGTTACAAATTTGAGTCCGCGCAAGACCCAATGAAAGAGTTGTCGTTTATATTGGGATACTTTGGGTGGGGAACGCGGTTCTGCGACCTGACCGAAGAGCAAGTGCAAGTGCTGATATTCGCGCTGCAAGAAGCAAAAGATTTAACGGAGACTGTAAATGTCGGAAACCTCGAAGAAGCCTACTATAAGTCAACAGGCCGTTGGCCTTCTACTTCAATCCCATTCTAGGAAACCAGACCCAATAGCCGAACAAATCAAAGAAGCTGTGGATCAGGGAATCATCAAAGGTGAAAAAAAACGGGAACGGCGTAAGTATATCGGTGCATCCAGCATCGGTGACGAATGCTCACGCAAAATACAATATCGCTACCTAAACAGACCCATTGATGAAGGTAAGGAATTTACCGCACGAACACTGCGGATATTTCAGTTCGGTCATAACATCGAAGACTATGCCGCCAAGTGGATAAAGGACGCAGGGTTTGACCTACGCACAGAAGACAAGATGGGCGGTCAGTTCGGGTTCTCAATCGCTGATGGTGAAATACGCGGTCACATAGACGGTGTGGTCTGTGATGGGCCAGTAAAAGCGCAGTACCCTATGCTGTGGGATTGCAAATCAGCTAACGACAGCAAGTTCAAAGCGTTTGAAAAGCACGGCGTTGCTAAAGCTAATTCAGTGTATGCTACACAAGTCGCGCTATACCAAGCCTATATGGAGTTAACAGAAACACCTTGTTTGTTTACCGTAGTGAATAAAAACACCAGCGAGATATACTATGAAATAATACCGTTCAATCAAGTTCTTGCACAAGAAGCCAGCGATAGGGCAGTGAATATCTTGACGGCTGCGAAAGCAAATGACATTCTACCACGCATCGCACAAAGCAAAGATTTCTTTCTTTGCAAGTTCTGTGAGTTTCAGAACTCGTGCTGGGGATAGTAATTACAATAGTGGGGCATTCCAAGGCTGTTCGGAACACCCCACATTTTGTATCAGGATGAGTGATAAGGACAATATAATGACAATACTGCGCTTTGGCAACACAACCAGCCAGCTTACAGATAAAATTTCCAACCTTGTACCAAGAACGACACAGCTTCAGGATTTGTTCGATACATACCCAAATGGTGTGCGTCACGGTACGACATTTATGATCGGATCATTCCAAGGCGAAGCGGGTAGTTCGCTGCAACTCAACATAGATATTCATGGCCCTAACTTCATGCGCGGTCAGGATTGGGCCACAGGTGATGGAGTCGGAGGAATAACCAAAATCCTCATGGAAGGTCGGGGATGGACGAGCAGAGAAGTCTCCGCGCATTATCAATCGTTCCTCGGAACAGATTATGAACCAGCGCCAGAAAACCCAATCAAACCCGAACTTGCCAGCATGCCAAGCCCGGAACCAATTCCGCTGCAACAACCCGAACAAGTAGGCGCAAAAAAGGTCTACAATTTAGATACGCCTTACGATGCCGAATATACCTACACTGACGCTGATGGTGTAGTGGTCGTTAATGTGCGTAAATACGTTGAAACAGACAGCAACGGCGAAGAGAAAAAACAATTCCGCCAGTTTATGAACGGGCGTATGGGACTGCCAGAGCCAAGACCACTATATAACATCCCGAACATTTTGAATGCAGAAACAGTTATATGGGCGGAAGGCGAGAAATGCGCTGATGCACTAACCAGCATGGGATTTGCAGCTACCTGTACTATCGGGGGCGCAGGAATGCTGTCGGAACGTGTCGCCCACAAGTTCGACTTTTCGCCACTTGAAGGTAAAGACGTAATCCTTTGGCCCGACAACGATAAAGCTGGTCGGGAATTGGCCGAACTTGTAAAGCGCCTAGCCAAAGAAGCGGGGGCAAAATCAACTCTCATGCTTCGCGCACCGTTCGGAAAGCCAGAAAAATGGGATGCAGCAGACGCACTAAACGAACAATTTGACGTTCACAGGTTTATCCGCAGTAGCCAAAGCAAAATTAAAAAACCAATACATCTGCTGGACGATAGCCTAAACATCGGAACTTACTTCGTAGGTCGCGCACCAGAACAAGAGTACCTAATCAACGGCACAATACCGCTAGGCGTTCCAACCATATTCGCTGCTGCTGGCGATAGCGGTAAAGGCATGATGACACTTGATCTGGCTATGAAAGTCGCATCGGGCGAACCTATGCAATCAGCATTCGGAGGCTTGGTGTCCACATTCGGGGACGCAATCATTCTGTCCGCAGAAGATGACAAAGATGAAATGCACAGGCGGATTGAACGCATGGACCCTACGGGTAAGCGCCGAGAATACCCGAACAATTTAAAAATCCTGCCGCTACCCAACCTCGGCGGTGTGTTTCCAATTATGCAAAAGATCGACAACAGCTACGTTATGGGCGAAGAGTTTGGGCGCATCTACGATCAAATCCTAGAAATGCAAAACCTCGCACTGCTGGTAATTGATCCAATGGCGTCGTTCGTTCACGCAGATGTAAATGCTGATCCCGCTGCGGGGGCTGCGTTCATGGGTATGCTTGCGCAAATCTCAACTGAAACAGGCGCTACAGTCATGGTCAATCACCACATGGCTAAGATTAAAGACAACGATCCCGTCACAACACCAGAACAAGCGCGTAATCTTATTCGGGGTACGTCAGCTATCGTTGATGGCGTTCGATGCGCGTTTAGCGTGTGGAACGTAGAAGAACGACTAGGGCGGCAACGATGCAAAGACCTAAACTTGGATTATGCGCGTAATACCGTGTTCGACGGGGCCGTAGTAAAAGCCAACGGGCCAGCCAATCGGGATATACGTCACTTCATACGAAACCAGAATACAGGTTTGCTAGAAGATAGATCAGAAGATATACGCAACTTGGCGCGGTCAGAAGCGGTCAGAAATAGACTTCAACACATGTTCGACTTCTTAGCCCTGATGGAAAATGAAGGCAATGCAGTCACAAAAGGCGGCGCTAATGACGGGACGCATGAAGCAATAAAAACAAGTTCTTCAGGCGAACCATGCGTAATAGCGTTAAAACCTTTCGCAGAGTCTACAGTTAAAAACACCATAACAGCACTGCAAGAGGCAGGTCGCGTAGATACCTACAGGCTAACACAATCAGGCGCAAATAAGTGGCTGGGCGTTACAGGTGGGCCGTTAAGCCGTGGTGAATATGAAGCCAGAACAGCGCGAGAAAACCTTTGACCCATATGCTGTAATGTGCTAATTCTTGGGAACGGATTAAAATACACATTTAAATCCGTTTTGGGAAATTAGCAAAGGACAAAAATTTGGGACTAGAAACGGGCCTAACACCCGCGCAGGAATCAGAATTAAAGTTCCTGCGCGGTAGAGTCGATAGACTCCAAGATGAAACCTACAAAAAAAGCCCACTACCCAACTCACAAAATAATCTGTGGGTAGCGCGTACAGAGCTAGAAAGATACGTTCGGGAACTGCGAACATGGGGGAAAAAAATATGACAGTATTAGAACAGTGGAAAGAACTGGCAAAGGTAGAAAACCTACGCCACCAGCTAGTAGCACAACCAACGCAAGCCATAGTCGGGCGCAACTACGGGTCCAAAATAGACCTTATGGCTGTAGCCTTCGATGCCGTTAAAACCAGAGAAGCATGGACAGTAAAAGACCTATCAAGAAAAATGCGCGTTAAAGAAGATGTGGCGCAACAACTACTGCGAAATCTCGTAAAAGAAAAATACCTAGAATCAAGATCTCTGCACGGTGAAGCCATATATGAATGGCCCAATAGAAACCCGTTTAAACCCCTGCCAAAATCTCACATAAGAGGTGGGCGTTGCTATTAATCCCACGCAGTATGCTGAAACTCACAAACCCTGCCCATAATCGGGCGGGGTTTTTCTATGTTCGGGACTGTTTCATCTCATTATCCGTTAAGTATTTATCAAGAAGAGAAAAACAAAACACCGGCAAATCCGCCGGGTGCTTGTTTAACCCGAACAAAAGTTCGACAAATAAATCCTGCACATCTTTGGTCGAAAAATTAGCGGGTACTTCGTTGAGAAGTCCCGCCGCAATTCTCTCTAAATCTTCTGGCTGCATTACTTACCTCGCTTGGAGTTCAGAACATTATCCAAAAAACTATCCGCATCGTCCATAGCAGACTCAATCATTTTCGTCTTACACTTATCGCAAGTGCAATCCTCTTCGTCATTATCATCACCCAACACGTCAGTCACAACAGAAATAATGTCAGGCCATGAATCTTGCATTCCGTAACCATCTAAAATATGAAAAAACATATATGATATCATTTCTGGACTAGCCTTTTTAGGCAAACGCTCGTCAATCTCAGCAAACTTGCTGGCAAAAAACTTCATTTTTTCTTGGTTTCTGTTAAATTTATCGCTCATCTTGTTGTTCCTCTTCGCTGCAAATGATAAACAAAATGTGAGGGCGGTGTAACATCAACCTGCTTACCTGCGGTCAATTGTTCTGTTCTACACCCGACAGCCGCCCTCACGATTATCTTATGACACGCTACCTAAATACCAACCAGCGATAGTCAAAGCCACAGCCACACAAGCATAAACAGCCCTCTTAGGAACAGCAAACGTATCAGCGGGAGTTGGTTCGGAA